TCAGGCTAATGCAACAGAATCCTAGACTATTGACGCGCGTCTGCAACAAGAAAAGCGAAATACCGTAATATTAGGAAGCAATCAGCCCATGTGCGCGCAGCGCGGCCAGAATGGCGGCGATGGTTGAACGGGCCTCAGCGTCAATCACGCCGCCCCCCGCCGGACCGGCAATAGCGGGCTGGCGCGGGCCCACCACTTTTTCATCGGCTTGGTAAAGCCCGTCGTCGCGGATCGCGCCGGCGCGCCATTCGCTCCCGTCATGAAAAAGCGCCTGCCCCTGGTCGCCGACCGCCATGCGGAGGCCCGCGCGCGGCGCGACGAACCGCCACCCGCCTTCGGTCCAGCAAGCGATCGATCCGACTTCGCTGTTCCAGGCGCCCTCCGCTGGCGCCGCGACGATCCAGCATTGGCCGACCGCCGGGTCCGTGGGCGGCGCGCCCAGGTCCGCGCTTTCCACGCGCCCGTGCAATAAAGCATCCACCAGCATCAGCGCTTCATTGTGAAAGATTTCCTTCTGCGCCTGCCCGGCGAACAGCAGCGGCAGACTCCATCGCGGCGTTGCGTCCATCGTTCCTGATCCTCCCATCCATGGCGCAGCCGCGCCGTCCCTTATCACAGCGCCAGCACGGCTCGCCCCGGCCGACCCAGCGCATAGGTGCCGCGCTGCCGCACCTCGATCTCCAGCATGCGGCCGGCCGTCCCGTCGCCCGCGATCATCGCCGCCGTATAAGTCCAGCCCGGATCGCCCGTCTCCACGCTGCGCACCACCGTCGCACCGTCCAGCAGCCGCAGCGCATAAAGCTCGCGTTCCTCCGCCAGCGGCGCGTCGCTGCCATTGAGCCAGCGCCACCCGTTGCGGCTTCTGCGCGTCCAGCCGATCGCCCATCCCCCCGCGCCATCGGCCCGCACCGTCAGATGGACCGGCGACAGCGGCGTCAGCGCCTCGCCGCGGATCGTCAGCATCGCTTCGGCCGGCGCGACATCGCCGATGCCGATCGCCGCCACCCGCAACAGGCCGCCCGCCTCGCCCTCCGCGCCGGCCAGGCCGATCGGCTCGACCAGCCGCCCCTCCTCGATCAGCAGGAAGGGCTCGCCCGCGACATGGTCCGCCATCGCCCATTCGGTGCCGCGCAGCCCCCGGTGCAGCCCGCCCAGCCGATAGCTGCCCGGCCCCATCCGCTCCGCCGCCTCGAACTGGATCAGCTCGCGGCCGATCAGCGCCAGGTTGCGGCCCAGCGCCAGCGCCGCCTCATCCGCGCTCGCCAGCGCCATGTCGTCCGCCAGCAAGGTGACGGACAGCGCATGACGCCGGTCGACCATCTGCGCGCTGCCCGGCGGCAGGGCCGCATCGGCCGCGCCCATCACCGCACGTCCGGCGCTGCGGCCGATCGGCGTCGCCTCCCCGCTGGNCCCCGTCACGAACAGGGCGGCGCTGCGCCAGCNCGGCCCNCCGCTCGCNGCCGCGACGATCAGCGGCGCGCTCGCCACGCCATCCTTGATGAAGGGCAGGTCCGCCAGCATCAGACGCGTCGGCCCATGCGGCGCATCGACCGGCCGCACGATCGCGCCCGATCCCGCGCCCGCCGGCAGCGCCCCATCGCCGCCCGGCACGCGCCGCAGCGCCAGCCGAACCGCCATCGTCTCCCATTCCCGCTCCTCGATCCGCCACAGTCCCGCCACGCCCTCGACCGTCACGACATCCCCGGCCGTCAGCGCCAGCGCCCGCCAGTCGCAACGCAGCGTCATGCGCGCCCGCCCGGCCCAGGCCGCGCCCAGCCGCGCGCTCGCCAGCGCCCGCGCCGCATCGGCGTCCAGCACCGCGGGCAGTTCGACGCCGCTCTCGACCCGGCCCGGCCCCGGCCGCGTCACGCGCTGCAGGCCCGCCTGATAATCGCGCGCCGCATCATGGTAGCGCAGGCTCAGCGCCACCGGCACGCCATCGGCCGCTCCGCCCGCCTGCTCGATCGGGTCGATCGCCCGGCCATTGATGCGCCGCGCCAGCCCCTCCGTCGCCACCATGGCGCTTTCCGCCCCCGCCGTCCGCAGCGCCAGCCCGTCCGCTGCCGATTGCAGGGCCAGCCCATGCGCGTCGACCAGCGGGGTCATCGCCGCACGCACATCCTGCCCGCTGCCGGCATAGCCATCGACCAGGACCGTCGCCGGCCCCGCCAGACGATGATCGCTCAGCGCCCCGGCGATCGCGCCGATCGCCACCGCGCCCTCGTCCGCCTCCACTTCGAAGGTCAGCGACGGGATGCGATTGCCATAATCAGCCAGCGCCAGATCCTCGAACACGACATAGGCGATGCCGCGATGCGCGGGCGTCGCGCCGATCCCCTGCGCCGACGCGATCAGCGGATCGGGGGCCTGCGCCTCGTCCCCGGAATGGACGCGGAACGCGCCCAGCTCCGTCTTGAAGTCGCCCGCCGCCCCGCGCAGCAGATTGCCGTCCGCCCAAATCCGCTTGATCGCCCGGATCGGGCGCGACGACAGCGCGACGGCGATGCTGGCCGCATAGCTGTAGCTGGTGACGCTCGGCCGGCCCTTGCCGCCGCCGCTGCGGCTCGATGTTTCCTTCAGGTCCGTCGCCCAGATCACCGTACCCGCCACGCGCATCGTGCCGAACAGCGCCGGNNTCTGCGTGCCATAGCTGGACGTCTGCAACTGCAGGTCGGACAGGCGCNCGCCTTCCCGGNCCTTGGGCTTGAACAGCACCTCATTGTCGATGACATTGCCGATCAGCCCGCCGATCGCGCCGCCGATCGGCCCGCCCAGCACCGTGCCCACCGCGCTCAGCACTATCGTCGCCATGCTCGTTCCTTTTCTATTCCCGCCACCAGCCAAGGACCGGCCAGGGCGATAGCCCCGGCGTCTCGACCACGCGGCCCAGCCCGGCATGGGCGTGGACGAAGCCCGCGCCCGTCCCGATCATCAGATGCAGCTGCAACGGGCCCGGCCGCACCAGCGCCAGGTCGCCCGCCCCGCCCGNCGCCACCGGCCGCAGCCCCGCCGCCGCCAGCCAGTCCTGCGCCCGCGCGACATCGCCGCTGCGCAGTCCATAGGCGCCCGGCCCCGTCCGCCCCAGCGCCAGCGCCGCCACGCCGACGCAATCCAGCCCGTCCCGGTCGCGCCCATGCAGGCGGAACGGNACGCCCACCAGCGCGCGCGCCGCCGCGACGACCTGCNCCGNNCGATCCGCCGCGNTCATGCGCCGGGATAGCGNGTNAGCAGGTCCATGCCCGGNAGGAAAGGCTCGCCCCGGAAATTGGCGANATTGCCAAAGCGCGCCGAACAGGTCGCCGCCTGCCGGTCGCATCCNTCGGTCAGCAGCGCCAGCGTGCCCGCCGCCACGGCNAAGCCGGGCGGATCGGCCAGCGTCAGTTCCGCGCCGTCATTGTCCAGGATCGCCTGCGTCAGCCCGGCATTGGCGCCGGTCATCCAGCGCAGCGTGCCAAAGGCATAGGCGCCCGCCGCCAGCCCGCCCATTTCCAGCCCATCCGTCGCAACGCGTGCGCCAGCGACGCTGGTCACCGCGACGATCCGCCGTCGCCCCGCCATGTCGACCCGGCACGCTTTGTCGCCCAGCCGGGCGCGGCAATCGGGCGTCGTGCTCGGCGCCACCGGCGCGCCCAGCACCGCCGCCGCGCCGATCAGCTCGGCCGAAAATTCCTTTCCCTTGCGCGATACCGCGCCAATCTCGCCGCGCGCCAGCAGCAGCCATGTCTCGCCCGGCGCCTCCCATTGCGTCAGCCGCAGCTCCAGCGCCGCNCCGTCCCATCGCCCCGCCGCCAGGTCCGCCTCGCTGATCGCGTCGCTCGACAGCGCGCCCGCCACGTCGCTGTCCTCGCCCTCCAGCGTGATGCCGCTNCGCACCGCNGCCGGCGTCATGCCCGGCGCCGCCCGGTAGATCAGCCCGCCAATCTCCAGGTCGCGATCATGGCTGGTCAGCCCGATCGCCACCCCATCGCGCCGCTCGATCCGCCAGCAAAAGGCCAGGGNGCACAGCGTCTCGTCCAGCCCCCCGCTCATTCGCGTATCTCCACCAGCGGCACCGACACCGCTTCCCCGGCGGCGAAGGTCGCGCGGTTGATCTCCAGCCGATCTTCGGCGAAGCGCACCGGCACGTCGAACCGGTAGCCGGCGGTCAGCGCCACGCCCGCCGCCGGCGCGACGTCGAAGGCAATCATGCCCAGCCCCGCATGGCTCCACCCCTCGACCATCTCGATCCCATCGGCGGCGACGCGGATGCTCCCGGCGACCGGCCGGGTGATCCGGCGCGCCTGCGCATCGTCGCCCGCGCCATAATGGCGCATCAGCGGGAATTGCGATCGCACGCCGTCACCCACGCCCAGCCGCTGGTCGATCGGCGATGGCGCCGCCCCCGCCGGGCCGCTGCGATCGTCATAGGGATCGGTGAAGCGAAAGCCGCGCGCCGCCCCCCGCCGCGCCCGGAAAAAGTCGATCAGCGCCCGGATGTCCGCTTCGGACCGTATGCCCGGTCCCGCATCATAGGACAGGCGCGCATCGGCCCAGTCGCTCGACCGCCGCTCATGGCCCGAGGGGCTTTCGACGATCTGCGTGGAAAAGGCCGGACTCAAACTGGCCTCGCGCCCGATCGCCAGCGGAAAGCGCACATCGTCAAAGGCTTGCACATCATCCTCCCCATCGATGCTGAAACAGGTGAAGCCGTCGCGGCATACTTGCGGCAGCGCCCAGACGAAGGTCGCCGCTGTGCCCCGCGCCACCGCCGCCCGCGCCGCCGCGGTGATGGCGCGCCACTGCCCCGCCTGCTGCGGCAACAGCACGAAGCCCGCCAGATAATGCTGCTCCTCCACCGGATAGCCCAGCCGCTCGGTCGCCAGCGCGACGCCGCGCGCAGTCAGGTTGGGCCGCCCCTCGGTGACCCAGTCATAATCCTCCAGCTGCAGCACGTCGAACGCCGGCGCCGCCCACCCGACCGGCATGTTCGCGCGCTTCGCCTCGGGCGCGCGCGGGTCCAGGATCGTGGGCAGATAGGCCAGCAGATGCGTCACCGCGCCCGGCGCCATCGCCTTCACCGCCGCGCACAGCGCCGCCGTCGAAGCCGCCAGCAGCGCGCCCGCCGCATCCAGCAGGGCGCATTGCGCCGCGTCCAGCTCGCCCCAGATGCTCGGGATCGACACCGGCGCGCCGCCCAACGCCGCGCGCGCCGCATCGTCATACAGGCAGATGCGCCCGTCCCCCGGCATCACCCACCACCAGGGTTCGCCGACCTGAAACAGGATCGGCAGACCCGCCTCCAGGCCTATGGAAACAAAGGCGCCCGCCACCGCCTGCAGATAGGCCATCGCCCCGCCATGGGCCGGCGACAGCAATGTCGATGGCGGCTCCCATCCGGTCAGCGCCGGGTCGCCATTGGCCGCCCGCTGCTTCCAGTCATTCCAGCAATGGGCGTCGAACAATTCGTAGGACAGCGACCAGATCAGGCCCAATCCCAAAGCCTTGGCGCGCGCGGCGAAGTCCTTGTGCCAGGCCGCGCATGGCGCGTTCAGCACTCCGCCGGCCAGGCTCACATACAGGCCGCCTCCCAGCGGCTCGAGCCGAAAATAATGGCTCATGCCGACATAATGGTTGATCGCCCCCCGATAGCCCAGCGCATGGATCGCCGCGACCACGCGCTCGGGCGTCTGGTTGAAGCAGTCGTCATAGCCCGTCGCCATGCTGAGCCCATGTTCGGGCAGCATCACATCGCCCACCGCCAGCACCGATCCCGCCCCGTCGCAGCTGATGGCGCTCAGCTCCGCCCAGCCTTCCTGCCCGCTGGCGAAGGGCGTGTCGCCCTCGTCATAGCCGGGCGGCACCAGCGAAATGAACAGNCGGTCGACATCGCCCGCCCACACCGGGTCGGCATCCTCGGGCAAGTNATAGCCCGCCACCAGGGCTGAAAAATCCAGCCTNANNTCAGCNTCTTCCGGCGCGCCTTNCGCATAGTTCCACANCCGCACNTACCAGGCGCGCGNCTGCCCGTCCGCGTCCCGCCCCTCGATCGTCAGCGTCGGCCCATGNGTCTCNTCCAGCCGCCGCAGCCCGCCGCTGCGCCAGCGGAAGGACAGGATGCAGTCCCGAAAATCCCGGTNGGTTTCATAGGCCAGCAGGGGATGGCTCCACCGGTCCTCCGCCTCCCAGATCAGCCCCGCCAGGTCGCCCGACCCGTAGAAGACCGTATCTACCCGCAGCGCGTCGGGCGCGCTCGTCACCACGCTCGCCATCATCGGCCGGGGAAAATTCACCGTCCAATGCGTCGCGGCGAAACGCTTGATGCAGCGCGTCTCCTGCCCGCGCCGCGCGTCCGCCAGCCAATAGCCGATGCTCATCGTTCCAACGCTCCCCGCACCGCCCGCGCCACCTGCCGCGCGCTGCGCGCCAGCAGCCGCGGCTCGCTCTCACCGCCGCGCCCATTCACCGCGATGCTCACGCGCACGTCGCGCCCGCCGCCCGCGCCATGGGCCAGCACCTGCCCGCTCGTCGTCGGCACGAAGAGCTCCGGCCCGCGCTCCCCGACCATATAGGCGCGGCCGGGCGCCACCGGCCCGCCGGTCGCCCGCCCCGGCAGCCCCAGCACCGACGTCAGCAACGTCGCGCCCAGCCCCGCCAGCCCGCCGCTTCCGCCGCCGCTGCTCCCCAGCGCCGATCGCAGGCCGCTCGCCGCGATCTCGTCCAGCACGGACAGCGCCAGCCGCTTCAGATCCTCGAAGCCGAACTTGCCCGTCCGCACCGCGCGCAGCAGCCCCTGCTCGATCCGCAGTCCAGCCCGTTCCGCCCCGCTCGCCAGCGGCCCCTCCAGGCTCGCCCGCATCGCCTCGACATCGCGGCTCAGCCCCTGCGTATCGGCCCGCACCCGCACCACCAAAGTCTCGACATCCTCGTCCATATCATCCCCCGCTCCGACACAGCGGACAGGTGCTCCTGCGAAAGCAGGAGCCCAGTTCTGTCCTCTCGACAGGGTTCCTGCTCTCGCAGGCGCTCGGCTTGCTAATCCGGCATCGCCCCCATCAGCCGCGCCAACTCCGCGCCATCCACCCCGGCCCCGCCCAGCGCTTCCCCGCCCAGCGCTTCCTCGCCCAGCGCTTCCTGACCACGCGCGGCGCGCAGCACGCTCGCCAGTTCGGCCGGCGTCGCGCGCCAGAACTCGTCCGGCCGCCAGCCCAGCAGCCAGCCGGCGATCCCGGCCAGCCGCCCGGCGCCTTCCGCAAAGCGTCTCATTTGCCCGCCAGTATCTGCTGCAGCACCGCGCGCAGCACCGGCGTCACCTTGGCCAGGCCCAGCGCCAGCACCGCCTCGCCCAGCGCCTCCCGGCTCAACGCCTCGCGATCGACCAGGCAATGCCAGAACAGCGCCACCAGATCGGCAAGCGACAGCTTCCCGTCCGCCGCCCGCTCGACCAGGTCGAACAGCGGCCCCAGCTCCTGCTCCGCCTCCACCAGCGCGGCGAAGCTCGGCCGCAGCGCCAGCCGGTCGCCGCCGATCATCAGCGCCGCCTCGCCCCGCTCCGGGTTCGCACCCTGCCCCGCGCTCACAGGCTCACCACCGGGCCGGAGCTTTCCAGGCTCAGCGCGTAATTGCGCTCGCCATTATAGTCGCCGGCATAGTCCAGCCGCGTGACCAGGAACCGCCCGCGCATTCGCTCGCCGCTTTCGAAGCTCAGTTCATAATCCTCGATCGTGCCGGCCAGCGCATGGTTGCGGATGCGCACCTCGGCTTCGGACCCGGTAAACAGCCCGGCCGCCGACACGCTGACCGAGCGCACGCCCGCGCCCGACAGCAATTCGCGCCAGCCGCCCGAATCCTTGCTGGTGATGTTCACCGCCTCGCCGTTCACCGACAATTGCGTGGTGCGCATGCCCGCCACCGTGGCATAGGTCGCCGGCGCCGCGCCGTCGCCCACCTTCAACAGAAATGCACTTCCCTTTTCGACGCCCATGGCGCATTCTCCCCATTAGCGACGATCGGGATCAAAGCCCGCTGCTTCGTTCCCGAAAATCGCGGAAAAACAAGAAAGTCCGGCGGGTCCTGCCCGGCCGGTCACAAGCCGTCCGTCAGGACCAAGGAGAGGATATGATGCCGCTTGCCGCTTCGCTCATCCTGTTGCTGGCCGCCACGCCGTCCGCGGACGCCGTCGGCATGGGCCGCAAGGATTTCGCCAAATGCCTCAGCGCCCAGGTCCAGCCCGCGCTCGACCGGAAAATGCCGCTGGGCGACTTCCAGGCTGCCCTCAGACAAGCCTGCGCCGACAAGCAATCCGCCTTCCGCGCCGCGCTTGTCGCCCAGGGCAAGGCCGACGGCCTGTCCGACACGCAGGCCAATGCCGACGCCGACGAGCAGATCGCCGAATATGTCGACAAGATCACCAGCGAATATGAAGACAGCACCCGCCCCGGCTGACCCGCGTCGATCTAGCCCCGATCCGTCAGCCCGATGATCCTCCCCTCGCAGGGGAGGTGGCAGCACAAAGTGCTGACGGAGGGGTGTCACCCTCTCGCTGGCGGGACACGCTCCGCCCCTAACACCGCCCCCAACACCGCCCTGCAATGGGGAGTATGACTGAAAACCACCACTCTCCATCCGCACAGGCACTCAGAAGCTTGGCATCCAACCTTTTGCTGCCATCCACCGTCGTCATCCCAGCGAAGGCTGGGATCTCACTTCTTCTAACGAAGCGCCAGAAGGAAAAGAGAGATCCCAGCTTCCGCTGGGATGACGGAGGAAATCCGACAGTCCGCTTCCCACCCTCGATCGCAGTCCCCAGGGCCGATCCGCGCCAGGCTTCCCCGTCAGCAGCCTATCCGCTCTTGGTCGCGACAGCGGCCGCAAAACCCTCATCCTCCCCTGGCAGGGGAGGTGGCTGGCCGAAGGCCAGACGGAGAGGTGTCCCGCCATCGTGAGGGTGACACCCCTCCGTCCCCCGCTCCGCGCGCGACACCTCCCCTTCCAGGGGAGGATGGCTGCAAACTACCCCTCTCGTTCTTCCCGCGAAGGCGCGAGTCCAACTCTCGACCGAGCCGGCGCCAGAATTTTCGAACGTCGGATGCAACCAAAGTAGGACATTCCTTCTCCCTTGAGGGAGAAGGATACGAAGCCTTGCCGCGTAGCGGCTAGGCGGAGTTGGATGAGGGCGATTGGCGCGATCTCAGCCTATTCCTGCGAGGTTGCCGCCCCCTCACCCAGCTACGACTAGGCAGCAAGCTGCCAAGTCTGCGCAGCCTCGGCCAGAGGCGCGCGACTCTGGCCGCCCCTCAAGGGAGAGGGATATAGAATGCCTTGTTTCCACCCCTCTCCGTCATTCCCGCAAAGGCGGGAACCCAACTCTCTACCGGGTCGGCACGAGCATTTTTGAGCGTCGGATGTCGACCATTCTCGGTCATTCTGTCAGATCATTCGTATCCCATAAAGCCGTCACTTAGATGGCATGTCGAAGGTTTGATGACCAAGCCGGGTGAACGCGGTAATCCTAGAAAATTGCAATAGAGCTGGTATGGCTAATTCATGTTCGATCATACACCCTATGCGAAGTCAGCGATTCTGTCCGCAGTTGGCGTTGCGTTAGTCTCAGCAGCGCCGCCGCCGCAAGTGGCTGGAAGCGGCGTTCTGTGCTTAGGGACATTCGTCTATTTCGTCGAGAAGGCTGGGAAGCTATGTCACGTGGGAGAAGATCCCGAATTTCAGGCGAGAATTGCGAGCTATGCCCGCCGGTTCGATGACTATATCACGCGTAATACTGGCGGAGATCCAGCGGTCCTCGCAAAGTTCAAAGAAGGTCAGAACCTCAATAGTGAAGACAAGAATTACATCTGCAAAGGTGACGTCGCCAAAAGCTACGATAACTTCAAATCTCAAGACGTCAACAAACTAGATGATGCTGTCGATCTTCTACTAGCGCGTGACGGCCCGCCTAGCTTTGGCGATTGCGTCTGAAGTCTACAAAACGAGCGATTGCAGCCAGTTGATATAGCGGCATGACGCGTCAGCTATCGCCGGTCATTTTCCCGAAAGCCAACATTCCGCCTTCCACCCCTCCGTCATTCCCGCGAATGCGGGAATCCAACTCTCCATCTGGTCCGCCTGGGCAATAAGAATATTCGGCTTTGACCATTCCTGGCCTCATCCAGCCGAAGCCGCGCCGACCGGCTGAAAGTTGACTACCTTGTCAACGATGATCTCATGATCAAACGTGCTCATGTGCCCGTAGCGCCCCTTGTGAGCCGTCTGCCGCCCTACAAACTCAACTTCGTAGAGGCCGTCGCCATTGCCCAAAGAGGTTAGAGGCTTCCCCGACAACCAGATGCGGTCGCCTGCAGTTTGATAGGAGCAGGAGACGGCGGGGGATGGGCAAAAGCGGGAGTTCTCAAATTCTCTCCGCCATAGGCCTTTCCACTGGCGCGCCGGCGTCATTTCGAAGCATTTGTCCGTGCCCGACGGCATCGCTTCGATGCCACCGCTCTTAATCTCGTTGAGGCATCGCTCGGTGATGCCCGGCATGCCTTCTCGCATCTCTTGGATAGCCTGGTCCGAGAACCGCTGTGGTTGCTGTTCACACCCTTGCGTCATCAACAGCATGACAGGAGCAAAACTTATAAAGCGGCACTGCATGAAGCGATGATGGCCGGATCGTGCGCCCTCTACAACGTCTGTCTTGAGTGATGCTGATCCACCAGCGACAATTCGCTTCCCACACCCCCGTCATCCTCGCGCCGACGGGAACCCATCTCCCGACCGGGCCGCCAGCGCCAGCCAGGAAACGCTCACCCCTCCCGCACCGCCCGCAACCGATAGTCCATCACCGCGCGCCACCCCGCGCCCGCGCCTCCGCCGGCGCGCGCGACGCGCGATCGCAGCAGCCGCGCGCTGACGATCCGCCACCCCTCGCGCACGCCCGCCGCGCCCAGCGCCGGGTCGACCCGCGCGATCATCGCCGCCAGCCGCGCCGGCGTCTCGTCCGCCACCGTCAGCCCGATCGTCAGCCGCAACTCACACCCCGCGACATCCTTGCCGCCCCAGTCCGCGCCCAGGCATTCGCCCACATGCGCATGGGGCGCGGCCGCGCGCGCGGGCTCCCCGTCATGCACGGCATGGACCGCCGCCATCAGCGCCGCGTCGCCGCGCAGCGCCTCGATCACCGCCGCCCGTACCGCCACTTCCGCGCTCATCGTCTGCTCCTCATCGCCCGTTCCTCCCCGCCTCGCGCAGCGCCAGCTCGCGCCACCAGCGCGCGCCCAGTCCCGGCGCGGTCAGCCGCACCGTCTCGCCCGCAACCTGCGCCGCCACGCCTTCCGCCTCCAGCGCGCCGGCGATCCGCGCTCGCACCGCCGCGGCCCGCGCCTCTACGCGCCGCGCCAGCGCCGCCCTCATGCCAGTCGCATCCGGCGATATGGCCGCCACAAGGCACTCACCACCGCCGGCGGCGCCGCATCCTCGCTGCCGCGCGTCAGATAATGGTCCGCGGCCAGCCGGACGATCCCCTGCCGCAATGCCTCGGGCAGGCCGTTCATCTCCGCCGCCATGCCCGCGCGATAGGCGACCGTCAGCACGCGATCGTCCCCGGCGCGCGTCGAGCGCACCCAGCCATCGCCCGCCGCGTCGATGTCGATCGCATAGGCGTCGATCGGCAGTGGCGCGCTCGCCCCGTCGGCATCCACCGCGCTCACCTGGGTGACCGCCAGCACCGGCCGCGCCGCCAGCCGCTGCCAGCCCCCGCCGCCCGCCACCGTCTCGCGCGCGTCCCTGGCGATCAGCCACTGGCCGACGAACTGCTCGCACAGGGCGGCCGCCCCGCGCAGCAGGCCGGCAAGCACCGCATCCTCGCCATCCTGCTCCATCCGCAAATAGGCCTTCAGCTCCGCCAGCGCCGCCGCCAGCGCCCCGCTCTCCTGTTCCGCCAGCATCAGCGTTCCTCCACCCGGATCGTCACCGACCGATCCGCCACCTGCCCGTCGGTCAGCGTGACGCGGTTGGTCAGCCGATAGACCCGGCCCAGCCGCCCGCCCGTCAGCCGCGCGCTGCTGCGCTGCGCCTCGAACGCCGCCGCTTCCACCGTCACGCCATCCGCCTCGTCCGGCTCCACCCGCCACTCGCTCGCCGCCAGCGTCTGCCCGGCCAGCCACGCCGACCAGTCGATCGCATGGTCGATCCGCGCCTGCGGATCCTTCACAAACAGGCTCATCTGATCTTGCTCCCCCCGCCTGCCCCGCCACGGGCCTCACCAGCATCCTGCGAAAAAGGGGAAGCCGCGCTGGCTCCCCCTTCGCCGGTTCAGGACGCCGCGAACTTCATCAGCTTGATCGCCTCGCTGTTCGCCACGCCGCCGCCGATGCGTTTGACCGCATAGAAATGAACGAACGGCTTGTTGCTGAACGGATCGCGCAGGATGCTCGTCTCGCTGCGTTCGGCGATGACATAGCCCGCCTCGAAATTGCCGAAGGCGATGGACAGGCTGTTCGCCGCGATGTCGGGCATGTCCTCCGCCTCGACCACCGGATAGCCGAGCAGCCGGTCGGGCTGGCCCTCGACCAGTCCCGGCTGCCACAAAAACGCGCCGTCATCGGTCTTCAGCTTGCGGATTTCGGCCAGCGTCGCCGAATTCATCACGAAGCTCGCGCCCTGCCGGTGCCCCGCTTTCAGCGCATGGACGAGGTCGATCAGCGCGATCTCCGCTGCCGAGCCGAGGCCCGCCGCATCGCCCGTGCCCAGATATTGCAGCGTCCCGAAGGCGCGCGCCGCATCGCCTGCGCTGGAGGTCGGCGCGGCAAGGAAACCGCGCGGCTGGTTCACCCCGCTGCCACTAACGAAGGCGGCCCCTTCGGCGCGGGCGAATTCGACCGCGATCTCGCTCGCCAGCCAGCTTTCGAGGTCGAAACCGGCATCGTCCAGCATCGCCTGGCTGGCCGCCGGATTGGCATAAAGCTCGCCCGTCGGCGGCGCGATTTCGGCGAAAGCGGGCGTATCGGTTTCGGGCCGCGCCTGCGTCTCGCTGACCCAGCCGCTGGCCGTGCCGCCCGTGGTCACCAGCTTGCGATAGCCCGCGCTGCCCGTCTGCACGACCTGCGC